CCAACGCGATTCAATACGACGGTTACGTCAGCATCCTTAACAATGGCTGACAGGGCAATTTCATTGTTACGCCGCAACCTTACGTTGCCGACATTGCCAATAAAATATGTCATGAATCAATCAGTTCTATAAAGGGGCCGTCCACTGTAAACTGCAGCGCAACGCTCGTAAGTTCGCCTGTGCCAACGGTTATGCTTGCGCTGGTGATGTATGCGTTAAATGCAATGTCATCTTTTACATCCACACCTGCCCCTGGCTGCACGCCAGCTCGCAGCACCATGCCTACGCGGTCTGCTTCAGTAACGCCTGCAGTGCTGGTTTTCATCACCTTGTTGAGCAGTTGCTCAAACTGCACTCCCACATCACCAGATTCTTGCCTGTAGTACATGACCGTGGCAGAGCCAGTGGAGCTAACCATGCCGGGCGTGTAGCTTTTGACGGCCGTATCAATGGTGGTGGTTTCCAACAGCTCTAAACTGGTATCGATGGACCAGTCGCGTATTTTCAGCACCGACTGAGTTTCGGCTGGGTTTGGTGCAGCACCGAGAATGCCAGTGATGTATAGTCTGCCACTGCGGCCAGTGTAAAAGCCCATGTTTAGTGCCTAGTCTTTTGTTTGCATTCTACTCTGCTGCGCCATCAATGGTAAAAAGGCCGTTCACATAGCTAGCAATGCCTTGGGCGATGAATGATTGACCGTTGGTGTCGCAGGGATGCTCCACTGCGCGGACGGTGGTTTCACCTTCCTCTTCCATGGTTACCTCCGTCACGCGAAACACTCGTTTGGAGCGGACGGTTTGGCCGAGAACGAACAAGTCGCCAGTGCGCGAGGCAAGTGCAGGAGCAGCGCCATTGCTAACTGCCACGCCATTAAAGGAACGCGTGCCGTCAGTGCTGCCATAGGTGAGCACGTTGTAGGTGCCGTTAGGGATGCCTTGTAGTGGCACATTAAAAATGCCGCCGTCCTCGATGCGGCCGGTGTAGATGCCGTCCCATTGATTGTTGCTGGTTTCAACGTAAACGTAACTGCCGGGCATCACAAAAATGTCCGTAGGGAATGTGACAAATTCAATGGCGCGACGATTAAAACGTCGTGCGTTGCAAAGGTATTTGCCCAGCAGAATTGCTTGGGCGCGTGTTGTCACAAATTGAGAAATGTCGATACTTTCGCGAATTGCGTTGGCATCTTGCGTGTCGGTGCGCTTGATTTCTACGCTATTGTTTCGCGGAAAGATGCCGTCGCGCTCCACGTCGCGATAAATCAAAGTCATGATTACATCTTGAACATTGGCGCCGTAGTCAACAAACTCTTCTTTGAAACTGTCTTCAAGAATGTTGCCTTGGTTAAACAATGCCGTAATCGAGATGGCGCGAGTGATCGCCCCTGTTGATTTAACGTAAGGTAACGCCGGCACAAGCGTATCCTTGCCGCCAATCTTGCCCAGTTCTAGCAGGCTGAAGGGGGCCACTTGCGCCCAAAATTCACGCCATGGCCTACCTTCTGCAATCAGTCCGTCCATGAACAGGCCATTGACTTGGCAGTATCGTTTACTTTGCGCTAGTTGCATCACATCAACTGAATGCAAACTGGCATAGCGACCAATGCCGTTAGTAGCATCTAGCACTGTATCAAGGAAAATGTCCGAGGCAAATGAACTGGATTGTATGGGCGTGCTATTAGCCAATGCGGTAATGGCGCTATCGTTTGTAGTGCTAGTGGCTTCATTGCCATAGGCGTTTATGGCTGTATTGAGCGGACGCAGTAATTTGCCTTCTGTAACATATACACTGGTTTCGCGAACATCTTGCGTGCCTGGACCGGCCATCAAATGAAGCGACAAAATAGATAACCCTTGGTATAAATTGGGTCCATAGGTGCTCCATGGCGCAATGATTTGTTCATTGACGGAGTTGATTTTAATTTCAGGCGCCGAATCAAACGAAAAGTTGGAAGAACTAAACGCGTCGTAATTGAATAAATCAAACTCGCTGGTATCACGCGGGCTTTTGTCTGTGGGCGGATAGTCTCTGGGGCCACTTAATGAGCCATTGAAAAACACTTCTAAATTTGTATTGACGGTTTGAGCGCTTGTAAGATGCACCAGTGGCGCTAGTGGATCTAGGTAGCAATAACCGCTTACAGGGAAAGTGCGCACTTCCGTAAAGGAGTCTACAACTGGCTCCAAGCGCACTTCGATGTGACGCAAGGTTGCGCGTGTGACCAATTTGAGATAGCTAAAGATAGTTTGTTCGTTGACGCCACGACAGCAAAAAATATAAGGCAATCGTGCAAATTCCCCAGTGTTGTCAAAGCGATACCACAGAGCGAACATTGCCGTACGAGGCTTGGGCCCATTGTCTGATGCCGAATGCCGGTAATTCCGTTGCTTGCTGCCATACACGCTGGCACGTCCACTCAGGCGGCGATAGACCGAGTATTTAATAACTAAATCCAGCACATTGCACTTTGTAACGGTTGCATACGCTGCTTCTTGGATGCGGGCCAAGCCTTTTGTGTGAAATGGCGACACTGCAGCTACGTTGCGGGCGTCTTCAATTTCTTGTATCTCGCTTAACAATACTGCAACGGCATTTTGATCGGCCAAAATCTGGGCTTCTATGGTTGCACGGAGCGCAGGTGTAATAGTTAGCCGGAGAGTCCGCCGTCTGCCACTTTGAATAACAGTAGTCTCTGTGTAGCCCCTTGCAAGATCCTTTTGATTACTTGCTATAGTTTCATTTAAGGTGTCAACTTGATTTGTCTTGTTTTGAATTTGTCTAGTTTGACTCTTATTCGCCGCGCCTAAAGCATCTTGCCAGTGTGTAATGTTATACGCCAGTTCTGGCATTTTTCCTGAACGAATGCACTCCATTTCAACGGTTAAAGCACCTTCTTCAATTCCATTAGTGTTATTTGCAAAACCTGCCGTGACAACGCGAAATATAACTGTGCCAGCCTTGAAGATGTTACCATTGTCAATTGTTGCTGCTGCAGCACGCAACGCATCCTGACGAGCGTTGCCAGGCGTATCAGTTGTCAGCAGCAATTCTTTTGTATCAGGAATAATTAAAGTCCACCTCGTTCCCTCAGGAACAATAGGGCGGTCTGCACTGTCCGTCCAAAAACTACCATTATTTGGCCTAAAAGAAATGCCATTAAGCAAGCGTTGGATGTCTCCTTTGTCATTCAAAACAAGCACGTCTGCATTCACAGGGATAAAACCATTAACCCCTGCTGCGCTAGCAGTTGTAGGGGAAAACGACTGGCTAAAACCTTCTGCGTTACCTGGCAAGCCGTCTAGCTCTGCTGTGTATAGAAGAGCTGTTGATCTAGTGGGGTCAGTGTCTTCACCGGCAATGCGATGGCTTTCCGTGTATCGAGTGGCTCCATTGCTGTTGTAATATTGCCATACATTAGTAAGTGCAATATCCTTTGCGGGAAGTTGACCAATGGCAGTGCGATCAGGATCAATAGTTTTAATTGTTGAGGCGCCGACTGCGGTCATGAGCCGCATGAACTGATTGTTGCCAAAGCTTAAAATGGCGCTCCATAGCAGCAATGTTGACACGCGAACGCCGCCGCTAGTGTTTTGACTAGTATTTGTATAAACTAATGGTACGGTTTCGCCATAAATTGCAAGCTCTTGACTGCCGTTAAAACCACTGCGAGGAGCAAGGCGTTGATCACGTGTTTGCGCAGTGCCTTCCTCTTCAGGAATCTTGGGCATCAATAGCATTGATACCACTTGAAGCAGAACGCCTACAACGATAAGGACGATTGAAACAGGATCTGCGCGAATGTCTAGTGCGGTGCCTTCTTTGACATCTTCGTAAATGTGCTGTTGCGCTACAAAGTCAAGATATTCTTCTTTGGTGACGCCCAAGGCATTAATCAAATCGTATTCGTAAGGCAGCAGCTTGCGGGTCATCGATTCATCCAGAAATAATGGCCGACGCCACTGGGTAATGGCGCCCTGATAACAGTGCCACTAGGCGACAGAAACAATGCGCCATCTTCCACGATTGTA